CCAACTTTGCTGTTATCAATGACTAAGCCATAAGAACCGCTTGCTCCACCTGCAAGGTTTAAAATATCACTCGGCGAACTTGTACCAATTCCAACATTTCCGCTTGAGTTGATTCGCATTCGTTCGGCTCCAGCGGTTAGGTCATACCATACCAATGCTCTTGATGTATTAATATAATTAGCAATTCCTCCAGCGCCTGTGGATTCAAAGTATAAAGATGCAATATTTGAATTTGATATTTTTAAAACAGTTTCTGTTCCACTTATGGCATTTGGTATACTACTTGTTCCAATACCAACGTTGCCGCCTGAGGTAATGCGCATTCGTTCGGTGTTGTTTGTCATTAACAACAAAGAGTTATTAGTAACAACATTTACCGCTGGGTCAACTCCAGCAAAATCTGAGCGGATAGATATTACTTTCGTACTACTTCCGTCCTCATTTACTCTGATTCCGCCAGCGCCATTTACTTGCAGTCTATTCCCATTATCCGTTGTCGTGCCAATCAGCACGTTGCCGCCTGTTACCGCCTGTAAAGAAAGTGAAGAAGCTTCAATACTCATTGGTTGGTAACTACCATAAAATGAACTGTCTACTCCAAAAATAGTAGACCTACCTGAACTAAATGTTCCATCGTTATCAATTCTTATTCCTCTAGCAGTTCCACCAAAAGCAGCAGTAGTACCATTGCTTGCATTGTAAACAGTTATTGGATAAGTAGCCGCTGCACCTGCAACACCAACTCTACTTGAAAAGGTAGCTGCGCCATTACCTAACATTTGAAATATTTGAGTTCCAAGATAATCAGTAATAAATAAAGCATAATTTGATGAATTACCTCCTTGAATCAATAATCCATATCCATTTGATGAAGCATTTTTTAAAAAAGCTATATTATTACCTGATAAATTTCCATCAACAAAAAGCCTATTACTAAACCGCCCAGTTCCGTTAACATCTAGCTTATAGCCAGCGTCAGTGGTTGTGCCGACAAGGAGGTTGCCGCCTGTTGTTAATGTCATTTTCGTGGTTGTAGCAACACCTGAAGAGGTTCCAAATTCTAATCTGTATTGGTCAATACCTGAACCTTGGACACCTCTTATATAAGCCGAATAAGGGTAATATGTAGTTTGATTATTACCTAATTTTAATTCTGCATATTGGTCAGGTGCATTTCCATCGTTAGCAATTAAAACAGTTGGCAATGAACCGTGAAATACTCCAATTGCCTCTGTTCTATTATAGTACCCTGATGAATTACTTGCAACTACAGAAAGTTTATTTAAAGGCGAAGTCGTCCCAATCCCAACGTTTGTACCATTGTCAAAAACTTGGCTATTCCCAATCGTACTTGTTCCCGTAAACTTAGGCAAGTAGTTAGTCGTTCCTGTTCCCGTTACTGGGTTAGTTAGCGCGTTTTGTTTAGAGTTAAAAGTAGTCCAATCGGTACTAGAAAGGAATCCATTTTGTGAGCCGCTTGCTTGTTGGATTGTAATATTTGGCGTAGTTCCTCCGCTAGACGCTAAAGGACTTGACGCAGTTACCGCGGTTACATATGTTCCAGCCGCCTGATATTGCGGAATATTTAAGGTACTACCTACCAAAGTAGCCGCGCCGCTTGTTCCAGTTGTGGTAAGCGTTAAAGCGTTTTGTTTGCTATTAAATGTACTCCAATCCGTTCCGCTCAAAGCGCCAGTTACGCCAGCCGATGCCAATCCAAGGGATAAAACTTGAGTTGATAAACTCAATCCGTTAGCAGTTCCAAGCGTTACCGCGTTATGCCTTGCGGCAGTATTTGCAGCCACATTGGTGTTAGCATTTACCCTAGCCTCGGTATAATAAAGATTTGTCCCCTCAGGCACAACGCTAGTATTAAGCGTTTGAAATGTCTTATCGCCTCTAAAGTATTGCGCAGTCGTTCCAGCCGTTATGGCGTTTTCCTTGTTGTTAAATGTTGACCAATCAGCCGAACTCAAAGCACCACGATTAGAAGCTGAAGCAGTCGGTAAATTAAACGTATGGGTATCGACAGAACTCGCAATATTAAAGTCGCTTCCACTTGTTCCAACCGCAAAGAATTGAACTTGGCTTGTTAAATTATTTAAAGCCGTTAAACCCGTGGTAAAGCTTGTAATAATTTGGCATAAATGATTGTTTTCAGTATGCAGCGTAATTGTACGTCCCGAATGAGTAACGTAAAATCTAACCGCCAATCTATCTGTTAAAGCCAATGCCGTTTGTGGCACCGCTAACGTGCTGAAATATGGGTTTAGGTTAGTTCCAAACGCAATCAACTCAGGCGAGGAACTGCTAGATGCAATTAATGTAAAGGTTGTGCCATTGTACTTGTAAAGCTCGACATAAAAGGACGGCGAGCCACCACTACTTGACGCTGAGAAATAGGTTTCAAAGTTCCAGTTTCCAGCTGGAATTTCTAGCTTATTTGGGTCGCCAGCATCGGTAATAAACGAGGCAATATATCCGTCTGCGCTTATGCTTATGTCCGTTCCCGTGCCAAAAACTGGCGTTCTGTTTAACTCTTTATAAGCAACTCCGCCAATTGTTCCTTGGCTTACCGAACCATTCAAATAGTAACTAACTGAAGAGCCACCGCCAGTAATTGACGGGAAATCCGCCAAAGAGCCATCGCCTCGAATATATTGGCCAACCGTTCCAGCTCCAGATAATATTTGACTATCTGTAATACTTAAACCCGTTGCCGTTGGATTAATTGTTACAGGCAAATGATTTTGAGCGCTACCTGAAGGATCGACAGGATTTTGTCCCTCGCTAGCTACATATCCAGGAGTTGCAGGCGTTGAGCCTGACCTAATTACGCTCGCTCTATATTTATTAATATTAACGTCTGCCATTTATGAAGTTGGTTCTATTCCTAAATCGTATAATTCAATCTGAGCCGTTCCGGTACGGCAATTTAATTGATAGCTAATCAATGCCCAATATCTACCATTGAAAAGGAATGATCTGTAAGGTACTATCTCGCGCCTTTCCAACGTTGCCAATATTCTGTAATTAGTTCGTCCTTTTAAGTTAGCCAATTCTTGCACAATAATATCGAGCAAAGGTAAAGATTCTACACCATCTCGGCTCCATTCCTCTGAAACAGGATCGCCAGCCAAAAGCAATCTTATTGCACTCGCGCTATTATTTGTAATCGCATCGCCAATGTAGGTATTGTAATCAGGATGCACGTTTGAATAAGGCGAACCAGTTACCGCTTTAACTCCTAATTTAGATAAAGATAATCCTTCAGTTTTCTCAATCTTAAAATTCAAATTTCTATATCTAATTACATATCTATTAGCGGTACCTGAATTGCAAATTAATTGGTAAAGTCTTATCTCAACTTCGCCATCCGCAGGGACTGGAATATTATTAATTGCGATTGAATTAAATACAGAGCCAGCCGTTACCGCAAATTGCATTACCGTTGTAGTGAATGTCCAATCGAAAGTCGTTGCCGTATCACGGTACATAAAATAATTACCAATTTTTACCATTACTCCAACCGAATGCGTACCAGCCGCAGGAGTTATAGAATAAGCAGAACCAACCCTTTCTACCATATATTCAAAGGTTAAGCTAATAGTATTAGCTGCCTCTTGTGCTATGGTAATAGCTCCTCCGGTGCTTGTACTATTTGCTGAAATCCAGCTAATATTTGGATCACCAACTCCAGCGGTTGTTGTGGTTGTCCAGATTTGAGCAAATTCGCCAGCTCCAGAAGAAACGTATTGAACTAAAGCAGTTGAGCCACTTGGAACGCTAGAAGGTTGATTACTTGGAATTGCTCTAACGTAATCCCAAAGCAAAAGCTGGTAAGTATTTGGATAAGGTGAACTAGGCGAATTTAAACCCCATTCCGCAGCCGCAAATTTAGCGTCAAATATTCCGCCTTGGCTATCTTTATCCAATACACCAAGATTTAGAAATGCGTTAAATTCAGTAAATACGCGCCTTGCCGTTTCCTCTGGTCTATTTATGTCTGCGTTAATATCATCGCCGTTTAGAATCGTTGTTGTAGCATCCAAACTTTGATCTGGATTAAAAGTATAAGCCGTAAAGCTTATCTTTCCAAACTCTGTTAGTCTAATAACATAAAATTTATCCTTCCATAAGAATACACGGCAAAGGAAAGGATTTACCATCCTTTCAATGGTTTCGCTCAAGTATAATTGCTCATTTTCTATTCTAACTCCATTTGTAAACTTAGCCGTTTCTCCATCTGTATAAATTGCATTTAAAGGAACGTTAAATTGCCTAAATGGAGTTATTGTATCGTCCATTCTAGTTTCGTGAACTTCGCATCCAACAATAACTTGTCTTTTATCTACAAAAGATTGATTTAAAGGCCCAATAATTCCAGCTAAAGCTTCAGTTCTTGGATCAGGCCAGCTAGAGAAATTTGAGCGAATAGAATCAAAACCTTTTAATCCATCAATCGCGGTAAATTCAAATAGCTTTTGTCCGCTCTTAAATTGCGAAGTAATAAAGTCTGGAGCAATGTAACCAGAGAAATAAGGTAAAATGCCTTCAAATAAAACGTAGTTTAATCGAGTCGTTCCACTTGTTGCACCAATTACAAAAGTATTTTCTCCAAATGCTACGGCCTCAAATGTAGCAGTAGAGGCCGCTGGAATTGAAACCCAGTTAATAGCATTTGTTGAATATTCTATTCTATTTACTCCGGTACTTCTTACTCCAATAAAATATCCATTTCCATAAGCTATTCTTACAGGAGTAAAAGGAATTGTAACGCTATTCCAAGTAAATCCATCTGTAGAATAATAAGTACCAGTTGTAAATTTACCTTGGGCATAAGTTATAGTAAAAGCACTCCAAGCAGTTGGTTGCTCCTCCCAAGTAATACCATCGTATGAAGTAAAAGTCGTACCTCCTGGTGAAGTATCACAAACGGCAACCCATAATCCAGCACCATAAGCAACTCCGCTAAATGTTGGGCTAATTGCTGTAGCTCTAGAAGTCCAAGTAATACCATCTGGCGAAGTCATTATTCTATTAGTACCAGATCGTGCAACGGCAACAAATAAGCCATTTCCATAAGCAATATCTTGAAACCACATCGCTTCGCTAGGCGTTCTGCTAGTCCAATTTATTCCATTTGTAGAAGTATAAATAAATGAAGTTGGAACGCCTGAAACGCTAGCGTAACCTACTGCCACAAATAAGCCATTTCCAAAAGTTACATATTCGGTATTTAATACGCCTCCATTAGTCCAAGTTATTCCATCATTTGAGTAGGAATTAACTGTAGCCATACCTACAAATAAACCATTGCCGTAAGCTATGTCTCTAAAACTTGGCGTAACAGTTGCCGCCTGCCAAGCGGTAATGTCGTTATTTGCTCCAATCTGGCTTAAAACAACTTTCCAAGTTCTGTTTCCACCTACTAGAAATTCGTTAAAATCTCCTGTTTCTCCAGCTATCGTAAAATCAACGGAAGAGCCTATTAGCGTGGTTAAAGGATCGTCGCCAGTATTTCCCCAGTTGTATGTAATATCGTTTATCTGCAAGGCCGTAACGGCTCCTGAATAGCCTTGCTTTTGTATTTGCAAATCCCAAACTAAGCCTCCGTAATTTGTAGCGTATCCGCCTTGGTATTTTAAGCCGTAATCATTTACAGGAGTATTTTGACCAGTCAATTCGACGTACATTTTTACGTCTTGAGCTGGCATTGTATAGTTAAAAGATAAGGCAGAGGATATTAAAGTATTGCCTGGAGTTGCGTACCATTTAGCTGTATGAAAGCCAGCTTCTGGAGTAATTGCAATCGTTAAAACGTCGCCTTCGGTATAAAATTCCACAGGTGCAACTCCATTGACTGTAATTGTACCCAATCCAGTCCTTACGGCAAGTAAAAGCCTATAGTCATTCATTATCCTTTATTTATCCTGTTATTTGCTTGACCTAAAACGTAAACAAGGTCTTGGCCTCGAACTACAAATTCACCACTTACGTCTCTATTTTGCTGGAATAATCCACCTTGTGCGCCACCAACAAATGAAGAGCCGCCACCAACTCCAGCGCCTCCAACGGATGCAGCACCTCCTCCACCGCCTCCGCCAGGAGCTGCACTACCTAAACTTTTTGCCTTAGAACTAACAAAACCAGCCAATGCTATTAAAGCAACTCCAGCTCCAATCGCTACGGCTGGATTTAAAGTTTGTAAAGCCTTTTTAATTCCTGTTATTGTTAAACCTGTGGCGATTGCTAATTGTCCTAATTGGTTTAATATTCCAGCTAATCCTCCAAGTAAAGCGGCACCAGCTGCTTTTAAAACATTGCCACCACTTGCTAAAGCGTCTCCAATGGCAAAAGCAAAATCACCAATCGTTTGTTGTGCTCCACCTTCTAAAACTTGACTTACTTGAGCATTAAATTCTTGTAATCTTAATACAAATGCAGTTAATTTTGAATCATCTATTTCTGGGATTTCAATAACAGGAGCAAATTCTGGTAAATCAATTTTTACTTTCCCAATATTTTCTAAAGAAGTAACTGTATCTTTTGTAGCTTTAAAATTTCTTTCTGAAATCTTTGCTAAATTCTCTCTAGTAGTTAATAACCTGTTTTCTAAATTTTCCTCAATTTCTTTATTAGCCAGATATTCGTCAAATTTTTTAGAATATGCGTCTAAAGCGTTTTTCTCTCTTTCCTTTGCATCCGCAGCGTCATTTGTAAAAGTTGCGCCAGCTTGAATTTGCTTTGTAATTTCTGAAGTTAGAAAATCATTTTCTTTATTTATTTTAGCTATTTCATTTTTTAACTCCTCTTCCTCCTTTAATGATTCATTAGATTTATTTAAACTTTTAATCAAAGTATCATAACGTTGTAAATCACCTTGAGTTAAAAAACCTTCTTTCTGTCTCTTTTCTATTAAAGCATCGATTTGAGCTTGTGCATCAGCGGTTTCAAGCAATCTTTTAGCTCTAGCATCCTCTAATTTTGATTCAATTCTTAATAATTCAATACCATTTTCTGCAAGTTGATTAGTTGCTGCCTGAGCTTTAGCTTTAACCAATAAACTTTCAGCTACTTTTAAATAGGCATCTCCAACATTTCCATTTAAAATTTGCTCTTTAGTTAAATTACCAAAATAATCAGGGTAAAGTTTTTGTAATTTTTCTACTGCATTTAATCGTTTTTCAGTACTTACCGAAGTATTTGTAGCCTGAATTTCTAAACTTTTTAAAACTGCTAATTCTTTTTGAGCATCTTGTGCTCCTTTTAAAGTTGAAGCCGCAACTCCAGATAAAGTATCTTGATATTCTTTTAATCTATCATCTAAAGATTTAACAGATTCCTCTGTCTTAAAAAATCCTTTCATCTGCAAAAAAGTAAATGCAGATGTCAAAATTGAAATACCTAAAACTAAAGCATTACCAGAACTTAAAATAGAACCTAAAGCAGCTTTAAAGGCCGCTCCAGTTGATCCTGTTTGATTTTTTAATACTTGAAAAGATCCAGCTAATTGGGTAATGTTGTTACCAACACCAATAATTCCAAAAGGTGCATCTTGAATAATTCTAGCAAAGTCAGTTCCTATAGAATTATATCCAGCGGTCGCTTGAGTTAATTTTTGAATTTGCGGAGCAGTAGCTTGGGCCGATTTTCCTAGTTTATCAAGTTGACTTGTTGCTTGATTAACTCCAGCCGATAAGCCTTCTACTTTAGCACCTATCTCAACTTCTATTCTTGGATTTGCCATTTTTTTCTAGTTTAGATGCAATTTCCAACAATTTCTTGGCTTTAGCAAAATCACCTTCGCTTGATTGGAATGGTTTAGGCTTTATATCCCAAGGCAAAGGCCAAATTTGCATTGGATTAATATTTGCTCCTTTCTTTAAGTGAGGTTGTAAACCTAAAATCGCGTGAACTCTTAAAGATTCGACTAAGTCTTTTTGATCTATTTCGTGTCCTTTAATTAAAGCCTTTAACTCTTTTCTAGATAAAGCAAAAAGCTGATCGTATGGTATTTTCGTTCTACCTACGATCAGCATTAAATTTTCTCTAGCTGAATAAGCTTCTTCCTCTTCTTGGTCTTGACTTAAATTTTTTTTTCTTGGTTTTCGCCCATTCCAAGTTCATCTAATAAATCGGCAAGTACGTCGTTAAATAACTTCATTACATCCTTACCTTCAACCCAAATCTTTAGTTCTTCTAAAGAAATTGGATTTGTACTTTTTCTTATACAAGCCACTTTGTGGCATTCCATTAATAAAGCATAGATTAAATCTAGTCTTGGGATTGTTTGACCACTAAAAGCCTCTGCAATTCCTTTGCCTGTAAAATCTTCAAAATTTGCTAATGCCCCAAGATTAGGGTAAAAGAAAATTTCCGCCTCCTTATAAGGCGCAGAATGGTATTTAGCCATAAATTATAATTAGGTTGGTATTACTGTAATTGCAGGAGCGCCAGCAAAGTCAAAAGTACCAGTAAAAGAAATTTGAGAATTTCTCTCAGCGGTAATTTCGATTGAATTAAGTTGCGCATCAACGGTAATAATTTTATCACCTGGATCAACGCCACCAAAAATCAATTCAAATACTTTACCAATGTCTTCCATCAAATCAAATGCTGAAAGGTTAGAAGCTCCTGTAGAGTCAAAATCTAGATCACCTGAAAAAGAGAATGAACCAGATTTGTCGCCTCCTTCAAGTCTTACTCCATAATCGCCAGTGCAGTCGTTTCTTACAACTACGGATTCATTGGAAATAGAAACGGAAGCGGAAGTTTTACAAACGACTGGAAGAGAGTTCCACTCGAAAGTAAAGAAGTTACCAAGTTGATAAGTTGCCATAGCTTATTTGTTTAGACAAATATACATAAATTTTTATTTATCAAGATACTTGAAAAATATCCAAGGTATAACCAAGAATTTTTTGATAAGCTATTTCTGTAGAACCTTGCTCAATTTGAACTCTAGAAAACGACTTTCTAATATTTATTAGCTGCAAATCAGCTGGTAAATTCAAATATTGTTCTGTCATTTTTAACTGAATAGCATTGGAAATTAATTCACTTGCTTTTTTACCTCCACTACCTACAGGAAATTTGGTAACGATATTAATATTAAAATTTACGCTTTGCCTAATTGAGCAATCGTTATTTGTTGTCTCTGCTTCGTTTTGATCTGTCAATAAAACATAAGCTTTACCAGTTTGAAAATCGGGAATAGTAACGCTTGGAGGCATAAACGTGTCTCTAACTGGAATAGTAGTTGTGCTAACTACCAAAGGCGTAATTGCATTTAAAACCGCTACTCTTATGTCGGTTGCTATTTCTCTCATTTGATATTATCGTTTATTTCTTTTTCCATTTCCTCCACCAAATTACTTGTTGCTTCAAAGTAAGAAGGGAATAAGTAAGGTTGCCCAATTATACGGCCTTTACCATTTCTATAAAATCTTTGAGCGACTGCCCTAATCTCTGGAGTATATTGAGGTCTACCTAATATTTCTCTTGCACTTAGTCCGGTTCCAAATTCAAGCCAGGCTTCAATTTCAAAATCAGAATCTCCACTTTGAACGCCTACTCTCCAATTTAAACCATTATTTTCAGCTACTTTATCTATTCTTTGTTTTATTGATAAAGGTAATCCTTTCCATTGGCTTGGCGCTCTTTGTATGGCTTTAATTTCTATTTCTGTAGCTACATCGGCAAGCTTTTCCTTTACGGCCTCAATAACTTTATCTCCTTTTTTATCTAAGTCAGCTAAAGCCTTATCTAATCCTTTTACGGTAACGCTCATTGGATGCCTATCATTTGAATAACGTACTCTTTGTGTTGCCTCTGGTCATCAAGTCTAATAGAAATAATCTTGTAATATTTTGACCTATATAAAATTCTATGATCCTCGCTAGGGGTAAAACTATTTCTAAACTGAATGCCAATTTCGTAGGTATTAGGCAAAACAAGTTCTTGAGATTCAATCGCATTGTTGCCTCTAATTTGACTAACTCTTGCAAAGGTTGTTAATACATTATAACTACTGGACAAAATACCTCCAGCTCCATCGCTTGTATTTGAAAAGCCTTGGAATATTACTTTCTCATTATATTTCCCGAAGTTTATCATTATACGAAATAATCAGCTCTGTATTTAGTTTCAGTTGTAATACTTGATTTTTGAGCGTAATATTCTTGTGCATCGATTAAATTTTGCCGATAAGCAAAATCAGTCGCAATTCTTTTAAGCATTGCTATTTTTAAATCTTGAGGCAAAGGATTGTCATTATTAAATCCAGCGGTATAAATGTAATTTTCAAATTCGTAATCGTTTGTCGTTACATCCTCAATCCAGGGTCCAATCGGATAAATCCGCTCATCCTTTTTATTGTTTTGAATTTCTACGTCACGCTCAACGTATAGCATTCCAGAGGCTTTCTCAGATTCAATTCTAGCCGCTGGAATTAAAGTGTTTTGTATTAAACTATCCCAATCGGAATAATCAATTTGCAGCCAAGCCTTAGCCTCTGCTAAAGTTATAGGCTCTGTATTTACTTGGGAATCGTAAATAATCGCCAAAGGTCTTTTTACGCTCATTTTGTTTTAAAGTCTTGTTTTTCAACTTTGATCCATACGGCCAGTCCCTTGTTAACCAAATAAGTGTTGTAGGTCTTGCCTACGCATATTATTTCGCCTTTTTCAAAGGGAACTAGGTCTACCAATAATTTTATCATAAAGATACTATTTATTTTAGTAAATGTTTTTTATCATTCCACGGCTCCACATCTGACCAAAGCCTGTATCCGTGAAATACATACAAAGAGCGAATTAATCCAATCTTTAGACCTATCTCCTTAACTCGCATAGAAAACAAAGAATCAAAGGCAACGCTATTTTCAACAAACTTAATTCGTTTCCAAGTCTTGTACTGAAAGGCCATAAAAAAGCCAGCAACGTACTGCTTTATTTCTTGTATTCCTTCGCCTTGGTAATTTAAAGATATTTCGTAATGATTTCGCACGTTTAGATCATAGCTAAACTCATTTTTATGTAATTGGTGCTTTGCTCTCAATCTGTTAGTGTAACAACTTACTAAACCAAATTTATCTCCATCTAAAGCCAAAGCATCATAAATTCTTTTTCCCCAATCAGCCGTCAAATACAAAATGTCACCATCCTGCATTACTATCCAGTCATCGTCTTGAGCATTTAATGTACTCAAATATTCGTTATAGGCTTTCCCTATATTTTTATTTAAGTCGAAAGGGTTTGAATAAAATATCTTTAAAGTCTGGCCCACGTTTTTTCGTCGTAAAAGTTTAAATTTTTTTCTGAATAAGGATAATTAAAAAGGCATTCGCTTTTATTTGCAATCATACCTGGAAAGCGTTCCGTTAAATATCTATTCATTTCATATTTACCCAATCTCGCTTTTACTTTATCTGTATTAAACCAATAAAAAGAGCCTGAATAATGAAAGTCTTGAGGAACGTATGGAGGGCAAGGCAAAAGCTTTCCGCAAACTCCTGAAAATAGCTTATAAGAAAGGTCTGGAATCGTTTCCAAATTACCTTTATAGCTATGCTCAATCCAAAGGTCTAAGCCTCTCCAAATAGGTCTAGAAACGCCTTTACAATGTGCGTAAAAAGTTATTCCATCTTTGATCCTATTTAATGAATCTAAAAAATGGGCAGCTTCACCAAAAGTGCGGTTATTTTCTACTAATTCAATTTGGCAATCCTTTGGTAGAAGCGATTTTAAAGGCTCTATAGCGGCTCTTCCATCAATTGCAACCTTTACCACCTTTTTGCCATTAAAAACGCTCCAATACTTTGATAATAGCTTTAAATTAAGCCTATGGTAATGCGTTATTTTACCGCCATAGTAAATAAAGTAAATTAGATTTTTTGGAACGTCAACGCCCATAAAGTAGGAGTTTTAGGTTTCTCAATTAGCTTATAGCCTAAACCTTTAAACATAGCAATCCAATCCTTTTCTGTTTTAATGTTTATGTGGCCCCAATCGGCATCCCAAGGCGTTTTATTAGGCGTGGAGGAAAATAAAATAACTTTAGGAAAAACGGCTTCCAATGCTTTGTTTATTTCGTTGTCAGTCATATGCTCGGCAACTTCGATCCAAAGCATTAATTCTGCTTGTCTTGGCTTTTGATAAACTTTTAAATCTGGATAATTTTCTTTGCAATAATCCCTGTGACTTTTGAATTTATCCTGGCCAATAATATTAAATCCTTCGCGTCTAAATATTTCAGAATAAACGCCAGTTCCACAACCATAATCCAAAACGCTTTCTGGTTTAAATTTCTTGCAATATTCTGCAACCTCTTTGGCTAAAGCTACAAAATCTTGATTATCTATAGTAAGCTTAAAATCATTTAATTCAGCTTGCAAAAATTCTTCTTCAGTAAATGTCATATTTCACCACAGGTTTTACAATTCTTTTTAAAATACATTTGGCAAAAAGTCCCATTTTCATTACTAGGCTCTTTGTCAAAATAAACTTGCATTTCGCTTGGTTTAGCCAAATACCTTTCGCAAGAAATTTTTAGCTTACACCTTTGAGGTTTACACATTGTAAATTCAGCCATCGTTTTTTTCTTTAAAAGTAATAAATATTTTTTTCTATAGTGATTCCCAAGTATTTGTAATAAAAAAGGGAAGCAAAATGCTTCCCCTTTTAACCAAATTAAACACCTATAAAATATTAGGTAGTCTCAAGAAGAGCCTTCGCAGCTGCGAAAGTTCCTTTAACCAATACTGGAGTATCGTTAGCGGATACGAATTGTACCAAGCGCTGCTCGATTCTTACAGTCTTCAAGTTGTCAATGAAGTCATCGCCAGACTCTCCGATAGCTACTTGCAATCCGCTTCTCAAACGTACATTGATTACTGAAAGGTCACCACCTACAAAATCGGCAGCAGTTCCAGTCAAAGCGTTAGTTGGGATAATTCTTACACCCCAAGCATTTACTCCACCTTGCGCGTCGAAAGTAACGCCTGCAGGAAGTATATATTGCTTATCAGAATCCTTCTCAGAAAGCATCAAGTGATAAGCTCCAGTCTCAACGAATACTGCGCTAGCAACACCATTAGCAGCGTTAACTTGTGCGATAATTCCGTGAATAACATCCCAGTTGGTAGCAGACTCAACACCGCCAGCCATAGAAGCTCCGGTGAATGTAGTTGACTTAGAAAGCAATCCAGCAAGTTGTGGAGAAGTACCGTTTCCAGTAAACAACTGGTTTTCAATTACAGTCTCAACACGCTTAACGCCATTAGATTGGATATAAGAAGCCAAGTAAGCGGCATCCTCAAGCATTTCCATAGAAACCTTCATATGAACACCAATCTTTTCAACTTTAGCTCTCTGCTCTTTGTATTGAACGTCGATTTGAGTTTTCTCAACACCTTCGCCGATCATTACTGGAGTTCCTTCTTGGTCATATTCTTCAACCCATACTGCGTATTGAGTTCCGATAGCACCTACAGAAACATTAGAAAGGTAAGTAAGGATTCTTTGTCTAATTGGAGAAACAACCCCAGTAAACTCAGAAATAGTTACTTGTCCGCTAGAGTTAGCGTTAGCAATGGTAGAAGCCAAAGTGATAGTTCCTACTGCTTTCTCATTAATTTCAAAAACCAAAGGAGCTTTCAAACGAGCGTTAGGCTCATTTTTAAGTCTCTCGATTTCAGATTTTACAGGCGCATAAGCCTTAATAAAAGCGCTCTTAAAATCTTCAGCGCTTACCTCTTTTTCAACTGCACTCTTTTGCAAAGCAATATCCAATTTGTCTAGTTGCTTTTGCATTTCTGCAGCCTCTTCTTTGCTTACTACATTGTCAAAAGATTTCAACAAAGCTTCAGCTTTTTCAAAAGCCTCATTGGCTTTTACTTCTGCATTGCTAGCCTTTGCCTTTAAAGCTTCGCCAGCCTCTGCGATTACCGCCTTAACGGCATCGATCGTTAGATTTTCCATTTTTCAAGTTCTTTTTTTAGTTCGTTTATAGTTAGCGTTTCAACTTCCACGGCTTTCGTATTTTCCAAAGTAGCTTCGGCTGGCTTTAGCATTTCCAAAAGTGATTTTAGTTGATTTTCTAATTTCTCAAGTGTTTCGTCGGTTGCATCTGAAGTCTTTACAAACTTTTCTAGTCTTGTAAGGTACTCAAACGCATCCGCCTCGCTTTTAAGGTCAATAAAGGTAGTTTCTGGATTAGCTCCTAAGAATTGCACCGCTGATCCTTCGTACATCATTACCTCTTTAATCAAGTTGGCTTTAGCTTGATCGTCATACATTTCCTTAATTGTACGGAATCCAAATGAATGCTGGTTTATCAATTCCGATTCAATCATTTTTTGGAAATCCTGACCAGCCGCGTGACTGCCAATCTTAGCCTCGTATCTTAGACCTTTCTGGTCTTCGTGTAGGTTAGTAATCTTTGCAACAACTTTGTTTTTGTCGTGATCCAAAAGGTATTTAATCAACTGCTTTCCAGCTGGACCGCGCTCCTGGATTGTCTTAGTAAATGCTCCTGGCTCAATTACATCACCGTCTAAATCTTTGTTACCAAAAACGGCAAAATAGCCAGAAACAATCCCTTGCTTCATATCGCTATCGGCAAATCCCTGATTAAGTCCTTTTAATATCATTGTCGCATTATTTTCTTTTATTTCGCCTAATTCCTTAAGCTTTCTTTTACTCCATACTAAGCCAGCCTTTCCTCCCCAAGCATCGTACATTAAAAGGCCGCAGCCATCTGCGTATGAAGTAGAGCTTTGCAAATCTACTTCGTGCCTTGTAAGGTAGGAATACATTCTTTTAATAGTATCCAAGCTAATCGGCTCACCATTTGCAAGTTGATTAGCTCTTTGCTTACCTACTGACGTTCCGCAAGGTCCCCATCCATTTTCCTCAACATATTTTAAAACGCGTCTTGCGTTATTCTTTACCGCCTCTGGATAATCTGAATAGCTCTTTGCGTTTTCTTCAGCCATTTAGCTTATTTGTTTAAGCAAATATACAAATAAAAAAAATTAGGAAACAAAAGGCGATAAAATGCGCAAAATCAGTCTGCAAAGATTTCTTGATATTTATTTGGGATGTCTTCCATAGTTTCAATAAAATGGCTTAATGAATAAGCATAAAATCCTAAAATTAAATCTGACTTTGATTTAGGTATTATTCCGTTATTTTTTCTTTTTAAGTTAGATTGATATTCTAGTATTTTTTCTCCTAGAAATTTTTCAAATTCTCTTTTCATAGCCTACCTCTTAAACTTTGTGAAACAATTGTTTTTGTTCTATTTAGGGTAACCACAAAATCTGTTGTTTCAATACCTAATTGTCTAAATGTCATTGACCTTGATTTTACAGTATAACCATCATATCCTTGAGATGTGGCCCAAGAGCCAAACTCAGCAAACATTTTCATTTCAATCATCATTTTTTCAAAATCTTCTTGATGATTTTTTCGGTATTCATCTGTATAAAGCTCTTCAACTTTATTTTTATTTTGATAAAACTTTATAAGTTCATTTTCCCTATTTAGCTTTTCTTCTTCCCATTTTGAATAAAGGGTTGTAAAATCACCCAATTTCATTTCTGATTTATTTATTAATGCTGGAAAAACGTTTTCATCTTTATCTCCTCCATAGTTTAAAGCAACTGGATATTGTTCCTCTGATGCCCAATACGTTCCGTTTCCATAAATATTTTTTCTAGACCCATAAAGAGAGCCTTTAGAATAATCATTAATAAATTTATCTGCACTTATATTTTTTTCAAAATCTCCTTCAACTCCTCTGTAAAGCAAAGTGTAATTTGGGTCTTTTGACAATCTTTTAAATTCTTCATTTGATAAAACTTTTGGTAAACCTCTAAAACCTTGCAATTCTGCCATTGCGTTTTGCATCGTTTCAAATTCTCCGTTTACTATTTCTTCATTCCAAGTGAATTTATTTCCTTTTACAGTTTGATAAATTTTATCACTAAACTGATTAAGATTTGAATATTTAGCTTGAGTTGGTATAAATGCCTCTTGAGATTCAATAATTGGGATAATGTTTTGAGATGGAACAGGCAAAGTATTGTTAAACGTGTCAGGAAAATTCCTTCTTGCATAAGCCTCGGAAATATAAACCACAACGCAAGAACAATTAACAGTCTGAGCCGCTCCGCCGTTTATGTCGCCTGGTTTATCCATAAAAACCTCAACGCCTTTGGTCGTAAAAACAAAAGGTTGGTCGGCTCTTATTGGTTTGTCTTGTGCTTGTATGTGTTGAAACCTTGGCTCTTTTGCTCCTCCGTGTATCCATAGTTTCCAAAGGCTTGTCCCAGTCTGTTTGGCCCAATCGTCAGCGGATTTCTTTTTTCCCTCATTGTAAGCTCGTGTCGATTCGGTTCTAGCGATTGCCCTAGCTCGCGCAACGTTTGGAATTTCTCGCAACAAAAGACGTTCTAATTGGAATGGGTTTAAACCTTGCTCGATTCCATCGGCTAGAATTTCTTGAATTTGTTTTAATGTGGTATCGTTTACGCCACTTATTAGCGTTCCAAGATTTTGCAAAACCCAGTCCTTAATCCACTCGCGCCAAGTATTTAAAAAGAAATCGTCAGGAACGTATGCCTTTTCTCGGTTGTCTTGTCTTATGCGGTCAAATTCCTTTTTAGCTGAATCAACAAAGACCTTTTGATAAAACTTGATGTAAGCCGCTTGCATTGGTAAAGGCGACGGATTAGGCCTAGCTTGTAGCTTTAAAGCCTCTCTAAATACCTTTATTCCAAAGCGCTCGTATTTCTTTAGGTCTTCTTGCGCCGACCGTCTAACCTTGGAATAATTTATTTTTTTCATTTCTTATGCTTGGAAATCCACAAAGTCAGTTGCGGCACCTCCTAAAGCTTCCTCGCTAGGAATAACGTTGCTTGGAATCCAATGAACGTCCATTGCTGGGTCTTCGCTAGCGTGCCAGTTTAATAAGCTTCTGACTTCGTTACCGGTAAAGTACGGTGATTTACCGTACGTTTCAAGAATCACCTTTACATCTGGCTGGAGTTCTGAATAGCTAGAAATATCAAAATCAATAACGTACTGCATTCCGTAAGACTTGGCAATAAATTCCGTCATCTTTTCCTCAATCATTTGTAATTGAGGCATAAGTACGTCAGTAACTAAAGATTTCTGAGCATATTCTAAATTCGCATAGGTAGCGTTTGAGCTAAATAGTACTGGATTAACTCCCCAAAGTCCGCAAAGCGTTTGCAAGTCCATATTTTGGGAATTAATAATATCCATTGCTACCGGAGATAATCCAATGGCATCGTATTTCAAAGGAATAGAGGAAGCGACAATTTTATTAATGTTTTTATTTCCATTAATACGCTCATCTATTCGCTCATCCATTTTGGCTCTTTGCTCTGGAGAAGGCCAAAACTCAGGATTAGTAATATTTGGTGAAATAATACCTTTTGCGCCTCCGTTCTGGAAAGTCTTTTGCTTTGCCTCTGTAGCTTCGTTATTCGCTTGCAAAGTTTTTAATCCTGCTAAAAGCGGAGGCATACCACGAAGCTGCGCGCCGTTCAAATCCCAAGTAAGATTTGTATTTTTTATGTGCAATACTTGATCGGCTGGAATTTCAATATTTTGGTCACCAATTATCAATTTGTAACCGCGTACAGGCTCAAATAAGTTGCCAGCTACTATTTCCACATAGTTTGAAGGCATAACGTACATTTCCTGAATTTTGCCCTTATTTAAGCCTTCATTAGGCTGGAATCCGTAAACAAATACTTCTCCGCTTGTATTGTACCAAGTCAACATAGAATCCAAGAATTCGGCCCAAGTCTGCATTGGGTTTGGATGCTTAATTAATTGATTTACAGGATCGGTATATACCACGTCAACTAATTCCTTTTTGCGCATTGCGATTGATTGTAAGCGGTTTAATTCTTTTGTGCTATACTTTCCGCTTCTAAATCTTTTGCTTGCTTCGGTTTCCTTGTAAACGTAAGTAGGGCATTGCTTACCCTTTTCTGCTATTTTACGGATAATTGAATAGACCAAGGCGTTGCCTTTGTATCCTTTGTCTATAAACGTTTGCTGGTTTGCGTCGTACCAAACTACCAACGTGGAGGCCGTGAATTGGCCGTATAGGATTTGATTTAGTAGGTTTACATCCGTTTTAGGAGCCGTATAAATTACCTGCGGCTTAATGTAATCCCTTAAAGCCTTTAATAGCATAGCATATTTGTTTTAACAAATATACCTAAATATTTTTTTCAAAATATGATACTCCCCAAAACCAGCTAGATATCAATAACAAACGACCAACCCAGCTCCAAGCTATGGGATTAAAATCAAGAAATATAAAAGAAATAAGTAGGTAGCAAACTAGCATCCATATTAAAAGAGCGTAAACTTCTTTGTTCATATCGAAAATTCAAATTTTGTCCCAAGCATTAATTCAGTAAATCCCCAAACTAATGCGTCCACGCGGTCAGGCGATTTGCCTTTGTCTGGATCAAATGTAACCATTTGTTTTTCTAAGATTGGGAAACTGCCAACGTGGTATATTTTATTTTGCTCATAAAGGCTATAAATAGGCTCTGCACGGACGTACTTTCCTTTCGTTGCAGTTACAAGCTTTATTCTTGCGGTTGTATTTTGCGACCTTAAAACGCTTTCTACCATATCACCGCCTTGGTTTTTCTCTGCCACTATGCAATCGGCATCCCAATTCTTAAACGCTTGGCTTGCTATCTTTGCCCATTCATTTGGTGAATATTTACCAGATAAATCCTCCAAGACGTAACCTTTGCCGTGCGTATCCTTTCCAAGTACAACAATCCCTGTTTCGTCTGAATCTAAATTTGCGGACGCAGCTGGATCGATTGCAATAACTATGCGCTCTAAATTTGGTTTGGATGCTATTTTTATTTTGTCAATTAAAGGCTTTGACCAAAGTAAACCCTCGGCATCGTCTAGCCATTTGCCTAAAAACAAATGCTCGTATCTGTGGAGGTTTTCTTGCTTAACTCTCTGTGCTTGATCTATAAATGATTGCGAAAGGTTGCGCTCGTTGTCTAGGTAGGTTGTATGTATGTAAGTGCAGTTGCTAATTTTCTGCTTTACAAATCGATTATAAATCCAATGCGACTTGTAGCTTGGATTCATTACAAGAATCACGCGGTTAGGCTTATTTGCCGCTCTAATAGAAAGGTCTATGCGGTCAAATACGTCTTCGTCGTTTAATTCCTCAGATTCGTCTAGAATAAAGGTTGTAACGCCAGCAATGGATTTAAGATTAGCAGTTGCCGTCCCTTGGCTGGTCTTGATTCCACGAAATAAAATCTTTGAGCCTGTTATTTTATTAATTATTTCGCTTTGGGTAATTTCAAAGTCTGCTTCCTTATTCATTAACTCAATTTTGTCAATAAATTCTGGAATGATTGAAATAAAGGCTGAAGTTAAAGTCCAACGGGTAAACAAAATGACGTGTCCTTCCTCGTAAGTTAGGTTTAAAAGGAATAGGGAAAGCGTCCACGACTTACCGGAGCCACGACCTCCAGTTATTAAATAATACCTGGTTTGCGGTTGCTCATAAAATAAAGGCTTGTATTTATCTAGAAGTTGGATTGAGTTCATTATTCTGTTTTAATCCAAGTAATTGGAGGTGCTATTTTTTCTCCTTCGCTTGTTACGTCAATCGCTTGCTTGTCAGACCAACCAAAACGATTTTTCATATTCATATACCAGCCAGTATAATTAAAGTCTCTGTTTTCTAGGTTTTTACGTCCAGATTTGTTCCACCAAGCCTCAGATAAAAGTTTTCCCATTTTTATGGTTTCCGAAAATTGCTCTTCCTCTTTTATCCAACGGTCCCACAAATCATTTGAAAATGATCCTCTCCATTCATAAATCAAAGCTTTAATTTCAACGTCTGAAGCTCCTTCTTTGTACAATTTTAGGATTGCATCGTACCAATTTTCTGGTAGATCAAATACTGCTTTAGGTCTTCCGCTCATTTTACAAATTATTTTTTTTACAAATATCACAAAAAAACCTTGCCCGATTGGACAAGGCTTTAATTAACATAAACCCAAAAAAACTATATTAAATTAATAAATCTGTAATGTCTTTACCATCCAGATAAATATTTAAATAACCAACTATTTTTTCAACTTTAGTATTGTGTTCAAATTCTGTAGTTTTTGGCATCAATCTAACTGACCAAATTGGCTCCTTTATTTTTGCGATGTTAAAAGAATAAATTCCTCTAGGTGTTGAATTAATGTAATAAACTTTGCCTTTTATTTTTAGACTGTCAAACTTTATTTTTTCAATCAATAAATCAACGTAATCAGTTCGTCTGCATTTTAGCTCGTAAAATTTTTGCCTTTTAATACTAAATGCATCAACTGAATTAAATTGATCAGTAATTTGCAAATCTGGTATTATTTTTTTTAGCAGCTCGAATAAATTGCTTTCTTTTAAATTGGTTAAATATTCAGTCCTGTCAAATTTCACAATTAACGTAACGTAATTACTTCGCCTGTTGGCTTACCTTGAAAATCGCAAAGCCATCCATTCCATTCAAATTTAACTTCCTTTTCTCTGCCTTGATAGGCGCTTGCCAATATTCGTATTTGCCTCTGGACTATTTCTATGCTTTCAAATGCGCCTCTGCCTTTCATTGACCAATCGGACCATTGTCCGTCCCTTAGTCTGTATCTAATTTCAAGTGAATAATCCGTGTTAGTTTTAGGTAACTTCTTAGCCATTCTTTTGCCTAATTACAACCTCCAATCCTATAGCATCGCATATTTTACGCAAGTTGTGTAAGGAAATAGATTCCCATCCATTTTCCACTTGATTTATTGGCGCGTGGCTCATATCTAATTTGTCGCACAATTCTAGCTGCGTAAATCCTTTGGCTTTTCTAGCTTTCCGTATTAATAAACCTTCCTCTAAACTCATTTGCTTGTCATTTACGCAAATATAAACTTTAAATAATTATCAAAGCAAAAACATAGATTTAGGTTAAAAAGGAAGTAAGGAATAAATTCCCATTTGTATAAATTCTTCTCCTTTCTTTACTAAGCATTTCCGTACATTCAACTCAAAAACGTTTTTGTCGTTAAAGCCGTATTTTTTCTGCGCCAAATCCAAAAGGAGTTTTACTGGATTATCTAAGTCGCTGGCGGAATTGCTAAAGCCAAAGAAAAACTCAACTCTTAACATTTGTGCAGGATCAATCTTTTTTGTTGGCATCTGTAAAAGCATATCCTTTTCGTATTGCTTGTAAGCTTGCGTCTTAAAACGCTTACCTTGAAAAGCAATATTTTGACTCAAAGGCTTTTGCTTTATTTTAAATTCAATCATTCGCAAAGGCTATAGATAAAATCTAAAACGATTGTAAACATAAAAACAGAGCACATAAACAAAAGGCCAAAAGGCATTTGAAAATATATAAAAAGGAATATTGCTAGGCAAGTACTTACAATGCTAAACATATCCCTTTTTTTCGGCTTAAAATGGGAGAATATCTTTCTCATAATTATCAATGATTTCTTTTTTAGCTACAACTGGTTTCCATTCGTTTTTCTCTTTAGGCTTATCACTTAGATAAGTGCTAACCTCAAAATAATGCGTTGCCTTTCCTTCTGTTTTTTCCTTCTTTTCTTTCATATCTAAATTGACCCATTCAGAATCATTTGCATCTAAATACGCAATTAGCTTGTTTAAATCTTTTCTGCTAAATGAAACCTTTGGTAATATTCCAAATTGCGTTTGTAAAATACGGCCAGAGCCAACATAAATTTTGTCCATTGTTTTAATTGTTTAAGTTATTGTATTGTTGAATTGCTTTAAAAATTTGATAAACTACTTGCGGAACTACTGCGTTTCCTCCTGCTTTAATTGATTCGTTTCTCCATTTAGGAAAGGTAATAATGTCCAGTCTGTCGGAAAGCCCATCATCTCCATCACAAATTGGGGAGACAGTTGGGAACCTTGTCCAGCAATTTGTCTTAGGCTGTTTTGTAAAACTACTCCCTTTTGTTTGTGTCTTTCCTTTGCTTTCTGTAAAGCCTCTTCGCTTCTCGCCGTGTTCCAGTCGTAAGAATTTGGAGTTGGAAGGAGTCTCGCTATATCCACCAATTTCGGCCCAAATTCCGTCCCTGATACTTTGTTTTTCTTTATAAATCGATTGTTCTTTATAATTATTCTTTCTTCCTGAGAACTCATTATATCGTTTGCAGTCGGAGTAGGTAGCATTGTATGCAACAAACCAAATTCTGTCCCTTCTATGGGGAGCGTTAACGGCACAAGCAGGAAGTAGAAACGGTGTGACTTCGTAGCCTTGAGTTTCCAAGTCAGCCTGCACTTCGTCGAATACCAGCCCTCCATTCCAATTAGTAAGCCCGCGAACGTTTTCGCCCACAACCCAGGTCGGTTGAATCTCTCGAATTGCTCTAAGCATCTGGGGCCATAAATGGCGCTCGTCTTCTTTTCCGAGTCGTTTTCCAGCCATTGAGTACGGTTGGCAAGGGAATCCTCCGGTAATGATGTCGATTGTTCCTCTGTGAATAGAGAAATCTGTTTTGGTAATGTCATTGTAAGTTATTGCTTTAGGCCAATAATATTTTAAAACCTTCTGTCCAAATTTATTCCATTCACAATGAAATACGTTTTCCCAACCCATCCATTCAGAGGCTAGGTCAAATCCTCCTATTCCAGAAAATAATGAGCCGTGCCTCATTTAAAATTTCTTTTTGCTATTTGTAAAGCTTCCGCCTCTGTATAGGCAAAGCCAGTATCAAAAGTATAACCATTGCAATACCAATAAATAAATTCTTGCTTATGGCTCATAAATACTCCTATAGAGCCTAACGGAATGTCGCGCATATAGTACAACCGTTTAGCTTGATCACCTAAAAAGATAGTCATATTATTTCGTCAAGTTTAGCATTTTCATTAATTGACTTTAAAATAAAAAGCTTCCAGATTTTATTCCGTGATCTAGAGCCAACCGTTGCCTCATTTACATAAGTGTTAATTAACCGCATATTTTTTCGCTCTTGGCTTTCTATTTCCTCAACGTCAAACTCCCAAGGTTTTAAAATTCCTCTTTCCTGAAATTTGTTAAACCAATTTATTCCCCATTCGCTAAGATCAGCGCAAGTTCCTGTTTCTTTGGCCAATTTATAATTTTCTTTAAATATATTTTTGCCAACCTCAATCCAGTGCTTTATTTCTTCGTCCGTTGCTTCCTTTTCTTGATTATTTTTTGCCTGCACTTCTTGGACAATTTGGCTTTGGTGATGCTGGTAATATTGCATAATCCAAGTATTTACCGTTTTTTCGTTAACGTGGTAAAAATCGCCGTATTGGCCACGCATTCCTGCCTGGAGTATGTAGTCAACTCTTTCCTCAGTCATCCAGCCGTATTTTTTAAATAAATCGTGTAGGCAATCAATTAATTGATTTGCTTCTTCTTCTTTATACTCCTTAAATTGTTTAAGTCCGCAAACAAATTCCATTTTTTGCAAGTGTTTTAAAATTGTCTTTTTCATTGTTCTTGTTGTTTTTCTTTTTCCAATTCTTGTCTGTAAAGTTTAGCGAAAATATTTTCCTCTTTAGTTTCTTTTTTTGGTACTGGGTTTCCTCGTTTAACCCAATTAAAAAAATGCTCTTTTGCCAATTTAGAATTTTCTTTGAATTCATCTTTTAAAATGCATTCTTTTCTAAATGTATTTAAGTGATTTTGTACTTCTTTTATATCAGCTTTCCAGGTCATTGCTAAACCTTCAAGCCAAATTCTATTATTCCATAATTCTCTAAAAATTGCATTGTGTGTATCCTCGTTTAATATATTTTCATTTTCTTTTATTTCATTTTTTTTTATTTCCTTTTCTTTACTTTCCTTTAATTGCATTGCATCCGCATTGCGTTCGCTATGCGTTCGCATTGCGTTCGCATCTAAATCCTTATTCCAACGTTTTTTGGCCGATTCTCTAGCCTTCTCAGAACGTTCCTCTTTTAATTCCATACGTTTTAAAAGACTTTCACTCCAGAAATAATCGTTTTCAATCGCAAACAAATCAAAATCGTTGATTATCTTTTTAATGCTTTCCTCTTGCGTTTGCAATGCGAATGCAATGCTTTTGTAATGCGTTCGCATACGGTGATCGCTTTCATTTCTAAGTAATTCAATTAATGCCCAAAAAAGACCGTAACCCTCCCAGCCTAATTCCATTCTAAGCCTTAGAATTTTAGGGTCATCTTTCGCGTTTGCATCGTGCGAAAAGTAATAAGCTTCCTTTTTCATTTTAAATAAAAAAGCCCAACTGGTGGTAGTCAGTCGGGCTAGGTTTAGTAACCTATGGAATTATTCTCGCTACCACACAGGAATAATTCATTTACAATACAAAGATAATTAAAAATAATTATCCAACTAAATAGCGCTTGCGTAAGTGCGAATAAACTGTCATATAAGACAAATTTAATTCTAGAGCGATTGCCTTTGTACTCCAGCGATCTTTCCAAAGATCAATCATTTTTTCAATTTGCTCTTCAGTAACTTTCTTACCCATTGGCTAAATAATATTTAGCAATTCTTTTGTCGTTAATAGTTACCATATCGGTAACAATCGGCAATCCTTCGTCTCTTAAATTAGCTATCCTAGCGGATAATCTAAAGCAACCAAACATATTAAGAGCATCCAGCGGAGTAATTGATTTGCCATTTAAAAGCCAGCCTTTTATCAATGCGTTTTGAGATTCCGTTTTCATAGCTTAGAAATAAATTTTATGGTGTCCTTATAAATTTTATCAAATTCTTGTTCTGTTATTTGCTCAATATTGTCTGGCTTTAAATGCCAGGAAACGTACCGAATATGCTCAACTCTAATTGATGGGAATAACTCCAAAGCTAAGACTGAATCATAGTCACTATAGAAGTTAATCACTTTTAATACTGTGGTATCATTAATTAGTTTGTAGTAGTAGTATTTGTCTACTACAAAGAATTTAGGCAATTCAATTTCAGATTCTACCTCAATCGAATGCTTTGCTAAAACTTTAACATTTTCCATAGGTGCATTTTTTTAGTTTAATAATTTAAGTCCAAGTAAATAACCAAGCGCAAAGATTGGCGCAAAGGCTAGAATCGCGTAAAGAATTTTTGCAAGTGTTTTCATAAGTGTTTTTGTTTTGTTATGTAAATCTAAGAAATAAATTATAAATGCAAACATTTTAAACCATTTTTTTAATCATTTGCTTTTTAGTAGCCTCAGAAACTAACCGGCTAATTCTGCAATATGGTAGGTTTAAATCTTCGGAAATTTCTCTAGGTGAATAACCCCAGTTTGTAAGCGTTATTACCCTTACAACTTGATCTCTTGGCATTGATTCAATTAAGTTTTCGCCTTTCATTTTTTTAGGCGCGTGGAGGTGCATTTTAAGCTGGACATAAAGAATATATCCAATTTTATTTACTTCAACTCCAAGCTTTTGCGCAATGCCTGTTTTTGTGTATCCACTTAGATACAATTCTTTTACCGCGTCTGCTAGTTCAATATATTTATGAGCTGCCATAAACGTTCAAATGTTTCATTAAAAGTTAACTTTCCAGTCTGGTAGGTAGATCGTATGCCTTTAGGTGCTAAGTCTCCAGGACGTTCTATTTTCTTGTTTAAATAGGTATATACCTTCATTTTATTTGTAGGTTAAAATTGTCAACTAATCTTGCGCCTAAAACAAATTCGCCGCGTTTAATCGCTTCTTTTATGGCTATCTTATCAGGCGTTACCACGTTTTTAATATTTATAAATTCGCTAGGTAATCCTTCTAGCATATCTACTTCAACCGCTTCGCTTTTACGAATGCTTAGTTTAAATAAAGGCGATTCTATCTTTTCGATTGAGCTTACTAGCATTGCGTTTTTTACCGCTTCCTTTAGCCTTGTAATCGCTCGTTCTTTGCTTTCCTTCATTGCCTTTAAACGCTTTATTTCTACGTCTATAGCATCGGCATCGCTTTGAATGTTTACAATTACTTTAGCGTAATTATTAGCCTTTGCCTGGAGTTGATCTTGATTAATTACCAAGGCTTGCTCAAGCTCTGGCGTTAATTCTTCTGTTTCAAGTAGGGAAGCTAATTCCATAGCCTCCCTAGTTATTTCGTATAAGTTCATATAAGTCCGTCTAAGATTTCCTTTTGATCCTTACTAAA